TATTTGAGTCCAACAACTGCTGGAACTTACACAACTACCAAGCCTTATGCACCCAATCATTTGGTGTATGTTGCCATTGTTGAATATGCCCATCCTACACATGGCAAGTTGTTTGTCAAAGTGCAAAATGGCTATGAACTAGATGAGTTGCACAATGTCTCTGCTCAGTCTCCTAGCAATGGACAGACAATCATTTATAACGCCACCACATCTTTGTGGGAGAAAGCCAATCTAACGGCAGGAACTGGTGTTTCTGTAACCAATGGTGCTGGTTCTATCACTATTGCCAATACTGGAGTGACTTCTGTTAGTGGCACTTCACCAGTGGCATCTAGTGGTGGCGCAACTCCTGCGATTAGTTTGTCAAATGGTTATGGGGATACGCAAAATCCCTTTGCCTCAAAGACTGCCAATTACTTCTTGGCGGCTCCCAATGGTTCTGCTGGATCACCCACATTCAGGGCGATGGTTGCGGCTGATGTGCCTACACTCAATCAAAACACCACTGGTTCTGCTGGTTCATTGGCAACAACTAATTTCTCAATTGTACAAAGTGGAACCAAGTTGTTGTTCAAGTATGGGGCAACGACAATTGCATCAATGGACTCAACTGGAGTCATTACATCTGCAACCAACATTGTTGCAAATGGAACACCTTAAAGGAAAGTAAATCATGGCAACTCAAGTCTCACTTAATTCTGGTGCAGTGGCAAGTGCTGGTGCGCTTGCACTTCAAACCAATGGAACCACTGAAGCAATCAGCATTAGCACTGGTCAAGTTGCAACTCTTGCACAGAATCCTATTCTGACCAGCGGCACTGCCAATGGTGTTGCCTACCTAAATGGCTCAAAGGTGCTGACCACGGGTAGTGCGTTGGTGTTTGATGGTACGAATTTGGGTGTAGGTGTTACGCCGAGTGCTTGGGCTAGTGGATTAAAAGCAATTGAACTTTCTACTGGTGGGTTTGTTCAGGGCGAATCAAGCGCACTATCTATTGGTTCAAATGCTTATTACGATGGAGCTTGGAAATATAGAGGTAATGCTTTTGCTACTCGCTTGTCCACTTACAATGGTAAATTTGAGTGGTACACCGCCCCATCAGGCACAGCAGGCAACGCCATCACCTTCACCCAAGCAATGACGCTTGATGCTAGTGGGAATTTGGGTGTTGGTACTACAAGTCCCACATCAAGACTGCATATTGCTGGTGACTTTGCGTCAAACAAAAGCGACATTACTTTACAAAACACAGGCTCAAGCGGAAGAACATGGCGTATTGGCGATGGTGTTGGCGGGTATTCTGGCAGTTTGGTTTTCTTTGACGCAACAGCTTCTGCTGCTCGTATGTTGCTCGACTCCAGCGGTAACTTGCTGGTGGGGCAGACTGCACAAACAAATTTAGAGCGTTTTGGTGTAACGCAATCAGGTAATGGGCAAGTAATTTATGGTTATGCAACTGATTCATCTGCTTATACTCAATCTGTTGCTCTATTAAGGGGAGCAAGAAATACAACCAACGCTACATGGTCTTTTTTACGTTGTTATAACAATGCAGACAAACTATATATTTATGATTCTGGCAATGTTGTTAACGTAAACAATAGTTATGGCACTTTATCAGACATAAAAATAAAAGAAAACATTACAGATGCAACGCCAAAACTTGCTGATGTGATGCGTTTACAAGTCCGCAATTTCAATTTGAAGTCTGACCCTGACCATAAACAAATTGGTTTTGTAGCACAAGAATTGGAACAAGTGTTTCCTTCAATGGTTGATGAATCACCAGACCGTGATGAAGAAGGCAATGATTTAGGCACTACAACCAAATCAATTAAAACCTCTGTTCTTGTTCCCATTCTTGTCAAAGCCATCCAAGAGCAACAATCCATCATCCAATCCCTGACAGACCGAATTTCAGCACTTGAAGGAGCAAAAGCATGACAATTGTTTGGAATATCAGTCAGCTTGACAGACAAACCTCAGATGATTTTGTGACAACGGCCCACTGGCAAGCAGTTGCAACAGATGGAGACTACTCAGCATCTGTCATCAATACTTGCTCATGGGAAGGCGAACCCACTGTTTCCTATGAGTCACTGACTCAAGATGACGTTTTGGCTTGGGTGTGGGAATCTGTGGATAAAGAGGCAGTGGAGGCCGCTTTAGAGGCTCAGATTGCTGACCAAAAGGCTCCCAAGATTGCAAGGGGTTTGCCTTGGAACTGAATCTGACTTTGACTGTTGAAGAAGTAAATGCAATTCTCCAAGTTCTTGGGGATTTGCCTACCAAAACTGGCGCTTATCCTTTGGTAATGAAGATTAAAGGACAGGCAGAACCTCAGATTCCTCAAGAGGAACCAAAAGTTGAATCCTGAATTACAAAGATATTATGAAAATCGCTTCTCAATGATGGGCAGTGATGGGTGGAAAGAACTCATGGAGGATATTGACACCATGATTTCTGCCTTGAATAATATATCTGTGATTCCTGATGAACAAAGCCTACAATTCAAAAAAGGTGAACTTTCTATACTTACTTGGCTGAAAAACCTAAAACTGGTCAGCGAGCGAGCATACGAGGAATTAAATGAAAAGAATGTTTGAATTTGCCTGTGCAAACGGGCATAAAACCGAAAGACTGACTGATTATGAGGCGGTCAGTTTTAGGTGTGAGTGCGGTGAAACAGCCAACCGCATTCTTAGTGCGCCAGCTTTTAGGTTGGAAGGGTGGTCTGGTTCTTTCCCAACAGCACATGGGAAGTTCGAGAAAAGCCACCTTGACAAGTTGAAATCTGAACGCAAAGCCAACTCTTAAACAGAAATGTCGAGTTGATTCTCCTACAACCGAAACGGCAGGAAAAGGGAAAATATGTTGATTGATAATGAACCTGAGATGAAAAGTGAGTTAGAAGCCGAGGAATCCAAGCTATCTGACACCATTGCGCCTACAAGTCCAGGACTCCCTGATAAATACAGGGATAAAAGTCTTGAGGATATTATTAAGATGCACCAAGAAGCTGAAAAGTTAATTGGCAAGCAAGCGCAAGAAGTGGGGGAGGTGAGGAAACTTGCTGATGAACTCATAAAGCAGAACCTCAGTTCAAAACAACAACCTATTAAAGAGGAAGAACCTGAAGTAGATTTCTTTGAAAATCCACAGAAGGCAGTTCAAAAGACTATTGATAATCATCCTGATGTTCTTGCGGCCCGTCAAGCTGGCCTAGAGTTCAAAAAGATGCAGATTCAACAGAAGTTGGCGCAAGAGCATCCTGACTACACGCAGATTGCTCAAGATGCAAACTTTGTAAATTGGGTGAAATCTTCTCCAGTTCGCATGGGTTTGTATGCAAAAGCTGATGGTGAGTTTGACTACGATAGCGCCAATGAATTGCTCTCTACTTACAAAGAGTTGCGTGGCATCAAGGCAAAGCAGACTGAGCAAGCGGGTGAAGCCGCCAGGAAGCAAAACATGAAGGCCGCACAAGTTGATGTTGGTGGAACTGGTGAGAGTTCAAAGCGGATTTATCGAAGGGCAGACCTTATTCGGCTGAAGATGACCGATCCAGCCCGATACGATGCTTTAAGTGATGAAATCATGGCGGCATACGCAGACGGAAGGGTCAAGTAACTTAACTTTCGTTTCTAAGGAGAAACAACATGGCATATCCTACCCCTGCGGTAACTACGACTACCGCCGCAACATTCATTCCTGAGATTTGGAGTGATGAAATCGTTGCCGCCTACAAGAAGAATCTTGTGATGGCAAACTTGGTAATGAAGATGAACTTCCGTGGCAAGAAAGGTGACACTGTTCACATTCCTGCGCCCACCCGTGGTTCAGCAACAGCCAAGGCCGCAGAAACCGCAGTCACTTTGATTGCCGCTACTGAGTCTGAAGTCACTGTGTCGATCAACAAGCACTATGAATATAGCCGCTTGATTGAAGACATTGTGGAAGCACAGGCTTTGAACTCACTGCGTCAGTTCTATACCAATGATGCTGGTTATGCTCTGGCTCGTCAAGTTGATACCGACTTGATCCAGTTGGCTCGTTCAGCAAATGGTGGTGGCGGTACTGCCGCATACAACACTGCCTACATTGGTGGTGATGGTACGACTGCTTATGTTGCCGCAAGCAACAACGAGTCTGCTCTGACCGATGCCGCCATTCGCCGTACCATTCAGCGTTTGGATGACAACGACACCCCTATGGATCAGCGTTTCTTCCTGATTCCTCCCTCTAGCCGCAACACCTTGATGGGTCTGGCTCGCTACACCGAACAAGCATTTGTCGGTACTGGTGACGCTATTCGCACTGGTGAAATCGGTAACCTGTATGGTATTCCTGTGTTTGTGTCTAGCAACGCAGATACCACTTCAGGTTCTGGTGCTGCTCGGGTTTGTATCATGGGTCATCGTGATTCAATGGTCTTGGTCGAGCAAGTGGCAGTTCGCTCACAAGTGCAATACAAGCAAGAGTACTTGGCAACCCTGTTCACAAGCGACACTCTGTATGGCGTAGCCGCCCTGCGTAGTGCTGCTTCTGTGGGTGCAGCTAAGTCTTCTAGCTTCTTTGCTTTGGCTGTGCCAGCCTAATTGCAGTTGCCCCCCTGCCCATGTGGTGGGGGGTCTTTTTTAACTTGATTAGGAGAAATAAACATGGCAACCGCTTCAGCAGTTGTAACACGCCGTGGTAACGATCAGTTTCGTGGCTTGTTTTCTGACACTTGGGCTGTCAAATGCACATTGAACCCTGGTTCTTTGGCAGACGGCGTTGGTGAAACAGATGATGTGACAGTCCCAGGCGTTGCCCTTGGTGACATGGTGATTGGCGCATCTTTGGGTGTGGATTTGGTGGGTATTACTGTCACTGGCTATGTCAGTGCCGCTGATACTGTCAAGTTCCGCATTCAAAACGAGTCAGGTTCTACTGTGGACTTGGCATCTTCAACCTTGCGTATCGTTGTGGTTCGCATGGTTTAAGGGGAAGGGGGAGATGATCCCCCTTTTCTGACTTGGAGGTTTTATGGCTACTTTTCGCTGTCTTCAGTCTGGCAACACAGTCAGTTTCACATTGCAACATGACATTGACTCCATGAAGGGTCACCAAGGATATGTTCGTGTTGATGAGCAAGAAGTTGAACCTGATGCCTATGATCCTGAAGCGGTCAGAAAAGA